AAGTTGGACAAACACCGTGTAAGCTATTTAACTTTTTAATAAACGCTTCACCATCACGCACAGTTTTCATGTGCTCAGCCTGAGCTTGTTGCAATTCTTTAATATGCTGTAAACTTACTTTAGCCGGCCCAGGAATAGCTAAATCTATATTAGCTAGTTGCTGCTTATAGGTATTATTTTGTATAATCTTGCGATTTGTTTTATCTAGATTAGCAATTTCTAACTCTAGTTCTGTTACTTGCCTGGGCAATTTATCGTCTACGGTATCTACTACTTGAAAACTTTTAGTAGTTAAATCACTGTTTTCATACTTGTTTAACCAATTATTAATAGTAGTAATTTTGGCTTGACACTCACTAATTTCTTTACCTAGCTCTAGAGAAATATCTTTAAATACTTCACTGGCTTTAGTATATTTAGTTAAGTTTAATATTTCAATTAAAAACTTTTTGCGAGCTGTATCAGCACTAGTTAAAAACTCTAAGCTGCTAGCATTTGATTGGTAAACAATTTGTGCAAAACTTTTATGATCAATGCCTATAATATCTTCTACAATTTTATAGGTTTGTGTAGCAGTGTGTGCACTAATATCTTGACCATTTTTTAATAATTTAACTGTTTGTTGCGTGCCACGAGTACAGCGAATAGTATACTCGTTCCCATCCCGTTCTAGGTCAAGCTCAATACTATAAGTTTTTTCTTTGATATATCTGTTAAGTATGTCGGACTTTTTAATACCCTTACTGTTTTTATTAAACAACACTTCTTCTAGTATTAGGGCAATACTGCTTTTGCCGTGCCCATTTTTTCCAACTAATTGCGTTAATGGAGCTTTTACAAAGTTGATAACATTGTTAGCTCCATAACTAAAACAATTACTCCAACGTAGTTCTTTGATTGTTATCATTTTTCCAGAATTTCTTTTTATTTAAAAAGCCCAATTGCTCTACAAGCAATATAGTATTAGTGGCTTCGTCATAGTAGTCAAGCCAACATTCTTGCTTACCGGAGTGTCGTTCAGCAATTATTTTAGCTACATAAATCATATTAGGATGATAAAACTCAGTCATGTTCTATTTTATCCAACTGATTTTGCACCTCAACTGCAGCACGCTCTACAACTTCTTCAGGCAGGGCAAGTATATAGCGCAAGTATTCTCTTACTTCTTCTAGCAAACTCATATTATTGTCTAACATAAGTTGTACATCGCTGGTACGTTTAATTACCTTACGATCAATTAGTTCGCTGTCCTCTAATTCTCCCAACTCCTGTAAATCACCCTCAACTTGATAAATTGTATGATGATACGGTGTTGGCGGTTTAGGGTCACTAGCGCCAACTGTTTTTCTTATAAGCTGAGGCAACTCTAGTTTTATCCACTGATGTTTTAGTGTATTTGTATCTAATAAGATAACGCCTGTGTCAACAAGTTGACGATGAAAGCTAGTAGTAACAGGACTACCGGGATAGAGAATATTGAGCTGACAATTTTCATAACTATGTAAATCTCCAGCTAAGACAACATCCCAGCCGCTAAAAATATTTAAATCTACTTCTGGGGTTACATGTGGTGGAATAGCTCCACGAACATGTGTACATAATATTTCTCCGCCTTCTGGCCACGGATTAGCCTGTTCAAAATCTTTTAGTTTATTGTAGGGAACAAACTCAATACCGTAGTCACTATAGTAATCGTCTACTATAATAACTTTTCTGTTCATTTTATTAGTAGCTTTAGCCAAATTAGTCATAAAAGTTGTAGATTTTTTAACGGCTTCATGATTACCACTATAAATAATTGTATTGATATTACAGTGACTAATCATATCAAAGTAAATCTCTAACTCATCCATACTAGGTAATTTATCAAACACATCTCCGCCTATAACAAATAAGTCGGCTTTAGTTTGTTGTTCTGCTAGTTGCTGCCACAATAAATTGTATCTATTTCTAGCCCAATCTTGTGGTACATTTTTTTGTCCTAATTTTATGTGTATATCTGCTGTAAATAGTACGTTCATTGTAGCTCCAAATAGAATGGCCCAGTAACCTAAATTACTGGGCCACATATTAACCTAATTCTTTGATAGCTTCTTGCTCTGATGCATCACCACTGTCATCATCTTGAGCAGTGGTAATCTTTTCTAGTAGAGCTTTGACTTCATCTGCTGTAGGTCTTGGAAACTTTTCATCAATGTTTTGTGCACTATCAGCTGCTGCTCTTTCGCTGTCACTAAGGGCACGAGGCTTGCAACGTAATACTTGTAGTGTATATTCAACATTAAATGCAAGTGGGCCAGTTTTATTACGCTTAAATACTACGTCCCAACCTGTATCATAGTCTGTAGGATCACCTAAATCTTCTGCTGCTGTAAGAATTTGTTCAAACAATTTCTTTTTAAGATTTAGTGCCTTAACACGACCATCTTTAGGATCGATACAATTAATTGAGTAGCTCCAGCTGCATTTCAAATCTGGAAAATAATCGGGCACATGATCTTTTTCTAGATTGTCAAACTTCTCTTTGTCACGGCTAAAGGCCAAGCACTCGATAGGAATATCCTTGTTATTAGTGCCTTTAGTCCAGTAAATATAACGTGGCAAAACTCCGCCAACTAGTCTAACGGTATTTTCACCGTCTTTATATTCGTAAGTTTCTACTTTGTTTGTAGCTGCTTTACCTTTTGTTTGTTTAAAGCTAAGTGCCATTTATTCCTCGTATTTGAAATATAATTTATTGTTGTCAATTGTTAGTAGCGGATTGTATTTTATTGCGTCTATTTTTAGGTCTGGATAATAAGATAAGTCTAAGTGTTTGTAACCTAAATCTATGTATTGCTGATAACTTCTACGTGCCGCTAGTTGTATATACTGCGATTTAAATAGTATATCTGTGTTACGATCAAAGAATAGTTGTCCTGGACTAGTTAAATAACTACTACCAGATAAGTTATGTTGAAATCCTTTGTAATATGCTTCAAGTATTTCAACTAATTTTATTGCATCACCTTTTGCTAATTTTAGCAATTTATCAAGGCTGAAACGAAAACTTTTTCTTTGATTCATAATATATTATAACACAATACACTAACTACTACAAGTTAAAATTTCTATACCGATATAGTTTCCCAGCCTTTTTTCATGTAAAGACCTAGCCTATCAGTATTTTGCTTTTTATCAGCCCATCCACTAAATTGAATGTCTACTACTATAGGGTCTAACTTACCTGGATGTGGTCGCATAATACGGCCTACAATCTGTTCTAGTAAACTATCATTACTCATTGGTACTGCTAGGATAACGCAGCTGAGTATGTTGATTGAGATTCCTTCACTGAAGATTTGGCGGCTACCAGCAATGCACATTTTTGCTTTGCTGAGGATTTGTTCTTTTGCATATTGCCGTTCTTCAAAGCTGGTGTCGCCAGTAACCAACAAACACGTTTCTCCAACATATTCTTTTACTTTCTCCAAAAATTCAACACGATCTGCTACAACAAGTACACTATGACCATGTTGTATATGATATGTAGCAAGCGCACTAATATATCGCCTATAATATTCGCTTTGCGTTAGTTCATTGATTTTTTCTACCCAAGGTACATTGTGCTTTAGCGCAATGTTACTTTTTACTAGATGTACTACTGGATTAATAGTATTAGCTTGTTCAGGTTTAAATATGGTCGTACCAAAATAATCCTGAAATAATACATGTTTGCCATCTTTTCGTTGCATTGTACCGCTAAGTGCCAATCTATATCTAGCATGAAAACTATCTATAGTTTGGCTAAATGTTGTAGCCGGACAGTGATGTGCTTCATCTAAGATTATAGTCCCAAACTCTTTGTTAATTTTATCTAAGTTTTTAACTATGCTTTGTACATTGCCAACTACAATAAAGTGATCTTCTATGTCAAAACTGCCACTGCCTATTACACCAGGGCTAATACCAAATAGTGCGCCTATTTCTTCGTACCATTGATCTCGTAGTGCAGTAGTATGTGTAATTACTAGTGTTTTTTGACCCCATTTACGAGCAATGTGTAGGGCTGTAAAGGTTTTACCCCATCCTACTAGAGCATTGATAAAACATGTATCTGTAACCTGATCGTATATTTTTTGTTGATCTGGTCTTAGATCATATTTAGCTGCTGGAAAAGGCACTGGATTAACTATGCGTTTGTCTACTATAGCATATCCTTCAGGAATTAGATCTGTACGACCCTGAGGCACACTAAGTATACCTGCACTATAGCTTTTATAATTTTTAATAGTTTCTACACTAACAAACTTTTTCGATCCAGTATTTTTATGAATTTTATAGGTAAGCGTATTCATAATAAATTTACTAGCTGCTGCACCTGGATTGTCCATGTAAATTCTATTACTAATAATAGCTTTCACACTAGCCTCCAGGTTGGTTTAATTGGCTCACTATAATATCCATATAATAAATTTTTACCACTATAGCTAAGTATTCCGGCGTATAGTTCAGTATCTTGTGGTACTTGTAGGCTTTTAAATCGCTCAGCTAGACCCTCAACCTCTAAAATACACCCAATGCCCTGCGCAGGGAAAACTTGTTTTAGCCTATGTGTAGCCAGCTTGGCGCGCCTGGTTTTTTTATGTTGAAATAATTGTCCGTGGCTGTCTATAAACCACGTAGTACTTTTTGCTAATTTTATTACATCTTGTAAAAAGTAGATAGCCGTACCTATAGGGTACAAGCTATCACCTATTTGTAGTCTACGTAGACCA